GTAGCGCACAGTTTGTATTAGGACAATATAATTTAACATTGTCTCCCGGTGAGACAGTTAGCTTTTTTATAAGTAGCACCAATGCTATTAATAAATCAAGTATTGGTCTTGCTTGGAAAGTAGATTAATGTTCGATCCATTTCAACAAGCTAAACTACAAAACAGTTATTCTAAACTCAGGGATGTAAAAGTCCCTGAGAAGGATATGTCGCTTGATGAATTAAAGCGTTTAAGTGGTAATGGAAAGATTACAGGGGAAACAACAGTGACTCCAAACTACGCACTTGCCTCACAAAAAGCACAATACATGCGTGAACACAATATAAAGCCGGGTGACAAAGAGTGGTTCAAGGTTATGTTTGCTAAGCCGGAACTAACCGGCGAAAACCCTTTCGGTAAGTAATTACCACATAAATAATTGTTATGAGTGGATCACCTTCCTTAGTTAAAACCCCGTATGTAAAAACGGTTTTCAAAACAGATACTGAATTACAAGATTTTTTAAAATGTTGTGATCCTGATACTGGTTATCTATATTTTATGGATAACTTCTTTATGATTCAACACCCTACCAGGGGTAGTATGGTATATCATCCATGGGACTATCAAAAGCGATTAATTGAAACATACCATAAATATCGTTACTCAATTAGTCTTATGCCTCGACAGTCAGGCAAGTCCACATCAGCAGCAGGATATCTATTGTGGTATGCGATGTTTGTGCCTGACTCAACGATTCTAATTGCAGCACACAAATACACAGGTGCACAGGAAATTATGCAGCGTATTCGTTATGCATATGAAAACTGTCCCGATCATATTAAAGCAGGTGTTACAACATACAACAAAGGGTCATTAGACTTTGAGAACGGATCTCGTATTGTTTCAGCAACAACTACTGAAAACACAGGTCGTGGTATGTCTATCTCTCTACTATATCTAGATGAGTTCGCATTCGTTCGTCCTAGCATCGCAGAAGAATTTTGGACTGCTATAACTCCTACATTGTCAACTGGTGGTAAAGCAATTATTACTTCTACTCCAAACAGTGATGAGGATCAGTTCGCCTTCATTTGGAAAAGTGCAAATAAGTGCATTGATGAGTATGGTAATACTACTGAGTTAGGAATCAATGGGTTCAAGGCATACCGAGCGCATTGGAGAGAACAGCCCGGGCGTGATGATAAGTGGGCCCAAGAAATGCAGGCTCAATTAGGAGAAGACAGATTCCGCCGAGAAATTGGATGTGAGTTCATTATTGCTGATGAAACATTGATTGCTCCTGCTGTACTCATTGATTTAGAAGGTATAGAACCCACTGATAGAATGGGACAAGTTCGTTGGTACAAAAAACCAAAAAAGGGCAATATATACTGTGTAGCATTAGATCCTAGTTTGGGTACTGGTAGTGACCCTGCTGCTATTCAAATTTTCGAAGCAGATTCAACCACCCAAATAGGTGAATGGAGACACAATAAAACTGCTATTCCTGAACAAATTAAACTATTAGCGCACATCAACAAATATATTGAAGAAATTACCAAAGAACCCGACAATATCTATTATTCTATTGAGAATAATAGCATAGGAGAAGCAGCATTAATATCATTAAATGAATACAGTGAAAGCAATATCCCTGGTATTTTCTTGTCAGAACCCGGTAAAAAGCGCCGAGGATATAACACTACCCAGAAGTCTAAACTAGCAGCCTGCTCTAAGTTTAAAACGCTAGTAGAATCTAAAAAGATGACATTACATAGCAAAAGTATAATTTCAGAACTAAAAAGTTTTGTTGCTAGTGGTGGTAGTTACGCAGCAAAAATAGGGGATACTGATGACTTAGTGATGGCCGCACTATTAACAGTTAGAATGTTCCAAACATTGAGCGATTATCACTATAATTTAGAAGAACAGATCCGAGACCATGATGAAATCATAATGCCTTTCCCCTTCTTTGCTGTGCTAGGGTGATAAATACATTATTAATCAATAAAAACTAAAATGCCTGTATCTAACGACTCATTAAACAAAAAACTATACCAACTATTAAAGACACAGGGTTACGACCCTGTTCCTAAGAATAGCAAAGGTGACACAACCCCTGTGCCGGACGATGCTGATGTATTCAGATTTACTTTCAAAGTAGATGGAAAACCAGCAGGACCTGCTTGGATAACAATCGACAGCAACCAAGAATTAAAAGTCTATTATAATGACGAAGTAATGAATGCGGGATCGGATGACGGTGATTCATCTACAAATAATAGTTTTACGGACTTTTTGAAACAGTTAAAACAATGGGCACAACGTAGGCAGTTAGGGTTTGATTTACAAAACCAAGATCATTTGGAGAGCGACATGGCGCAAAGAGAATATACAAAGAAACAAGAACAAATCAGTGAGGGGTATTACCCAATGGGCAAGACTGCTAGTTATAACGATAGCGTACCTAGCGTTAAAATTATTCTTCAGCACACTAGGGCAGTACAAGAAGGCGAACAACGATTTAGAAATATTGCTAAAATCTTCTTAGAAAATACTGAAGGTGAAAGAATATTAGCACCTACTACTCGTCCAGGCATTGCTAAAGTATATGCTAGACACTTAGCAGAAGGTGGATTACCGCACGATGATCGTTGGAGTCATATTGGTAGTTTAGTAGAAGAATACTCTAAGATGGCAGGATTTGTTCGTGCTACAAGAAACAATCAATTCAACGAATCAGCACAACTATTAGTTAACGAAGGTATCAATCATTATCAATCGTTGCGTGAAACATTGAGTAGGATGATTGGACACCGCGGTTACAATACTTACTTTGAGAGTTATACTCCTGCATTGATGGAAACTGAAGGTGAAGAATCATCGTTGAATGAATTGTTTGTACAAGAAACACTAGATCCAAGAATCGAATCTGTAATGCCAATTCTTTCTCGCATTCACAAGAAAGTGACTGAGATGAGCGAAGTAACAGAGTTATCAGAATGGGCTGACACTATCGTTGAAGATGAAAGTTTAACAAGTAATAATCCTAGTGGAATTCCTGAAGGAATGTCAAGTGTAGAAGATAATCCAGTATCGCAAGCTATCACTCGCAGAATTCTAATGCAGCGTACAGATTTATTGTCAAAGTATGGTCCACAAAAAGTAATGAATGCAATCGATGAAGTTTGTGACTTTGTAGGTGATGTAGAAGAAATCGGATCTAGTGATGTTAGTGGTTGGGTCAAGCAAGTTGAACAATCATTGGGCGGAGAACAAGTTGAAGAAAGTGGCTTACAGGCATATCTTGGAAATAAGAAGTATGGCAAGAAAGGTATGGACGCATTGCGTAAAGCAGGTCGTGAACATGCTAGTAAAGAAAAGATGGCAAGTATCCGTACTAAGTATGACAACCTAGATGAAGTAGATATGGGTCAATATGATGCTGTTAAATCTAGTCCTAAAGGAAAAGAAGATGACGATGTGTTCAAAAAGTTCCGTGAGAAAGTTCGTCAGTACGGAGATGAACTAGGACAGCGTCAAGGTGAAAAGAAAGAAAAAGAAGTTGACGAAGGTCTAGATGCTAATCAAAAGCGTGTTGGTCAATTAGGCCCTACAGAAAAGATTACTAAGAAGAATCCATTGCGTGGTAAACTAGTTGGTGCTAATGAAAACTTTATCAACACAGTTGACCAAGCTGTAGTAACAGAAGAAGAAGGCCGACCATATGTATGTGTTCATGCTAAAAAAGGTAAATGCAATGTGACCGCTAATAGTAGTTACGAAGCTGCACAGAAAGCTGCAACGAAATGGGGCTTGAAGGGCACAGCAGGCATTGATGCATATGTTGCAGACAACCCAAAAGACTCAGCATCGCTGGAAGAAGGTCAAGAAGACCTCGATGCTATTCTAAGAATCGTCAAAAAATAAAAGGGCAAATAAACCTCACTTAAAAGGTGAGGTTTACCACATCTGGCATAAATACTATTGACGGATCGCTACAAGTAGTGTATACTTGTGATTCGTTAGTTACATAATTATGTGTAACGAATATTAAAACAAGACCATCTTAATGAAACAAGGAGAATATTATGGCCTCATTAGCAGAAATTCGTGCTCGTATTGCAGCACAAGAAAACAAATCAACGGGTAAAACAAACACCCAATCAGATAACTCAATCTATCCCCACTGGAATATGGACGAAGGCACTACTGCCACTCTTCGCCTATTAGCAGATGCGGATCCCAAGAATACATTCTTCTGGGTAGAACGACAAATCATCAAATTGCCATTCAATGGCGTTAAGGGTGATTCAAATATGAAACAAGTTATTGTGCAAGTTCCTTGTGTGGAAATGTATAACGACGGTTCTATCTGTCCTGTTCTCGCGGAAGTTCGTCCTTGGTATAAGGATGAGTCATTGAAAGAAATGGCTAACAAGTACTGGAAGAAGCGTAGTTACTTGTTCCAAGGTTTTGTTCGTCAAAACCCATTAGGTGATGACAAGACTCCTGCGAATCCAATTCGTAGATTCATCATCTCCCCGCAAATCTTTACAATCATCAAAGCAAGTTTGATGGATCCTGAAATGGAAGAATTGCCAACTGACTTAATGCGCGGTCTTGATTTCAACGTCAAGAAAACAAGTAAAGGTGGTTACGCAGATTATTCTACTAGTAACTGGGCTCGTAAAGAAAGTCCTCTAACAGAAGCAGAGCAAGCCGCTATTGAAGCACATGGTTTGTACAATCTTTCAGACTTCTTGCCTAAGAAGCCAACTGAAGCTGAACTCAAAATCATTAAAGAAATGTTTGAGGCAAGTGTTGATGGTCAACCTTATGATCCTGATCGTTGGGGTCAATATTACAAACCTTATGGACTAGACATTCCTGCAGGAGCAACAGCGGATAAACCTACAGTGACTACTACAACTAGCACACCCGCAACAGCACCCGTAGCAGAAACTTCTAGTGCTCCTTGGGAAGATGAACCACAAGCCGCAAGTCAGCCGGTTGAAGTTCCAAAAGCAGCATCAAGTGACAAGGCACAGGATATCCTAGCGATGATTCGTGCCAGACAAAACAAGTCTTGATTGGTGAAGGGGCCTAGTGCCCCTTCCATAAGGAAATCAATATGACACTACCAGACGAAAGATACCGTGCTTTAAAGCAAGGTAAAAAACTGTTGGAAGAATTATGCGATCCTGGCAAGACTCCTAGAGTACCCAGCATCGTTCGTGACAGAGCAAGGGGAGCATTACGCCATTTTCCAAGTGATTATGAATTGGAGAAGATGGCAGAAAATTGTCCCGACTTGCTAGACAACCTATCATTTTCTGATAGAATGTACATTAATACTACGCAAAAGTAATTAGGAGAATAACATGGCAAAATTAAATAAACTCGCAAAAGTAAATGAATCATTTACAATCAATC